AAGATGGGCAATCAAGATTGGATGGGCTACTCAGCTCATCCGGTTCAACCTCAATCAAAGCCGCTATTGAGGCTGATAAAACACTAAGCGGTGCAGTGCAAACTTTAAGAGTTGTGTCTGCATCACCAGGCACAATAACATCCGCTAGTATTGACTACCTAAGTTATCAGTACGCAGTAGAGTTGATAGGTTAGCGAAAGGAAAAATATGGCCATATTTATGGGTAATAAAGTAGCAGTCATTGTAGGTACATCAACCATATCTTCATTTGTCAGCACTGTAAGTCTTAACCGAGAAGTCGAAGCTGTAACTATTACAAGCATGAATGATACTGTGCAGAATATGATTGGTGGCGTAGAAGTGTCATCTCTCAGCATGGAGATATTTAACGATTTTGCGGCAGCCTCAGTGAACAGTCTTTTTGAAGATGCAATTGGGTCTAAACTGGCAATCAAATTAATACCAGTAACAGGTACAGTTACCGCTACAAATCCAAGTTATTCAATGTCTTGTTTGATCACGCAATGGACACCTATTGCAGGATCAACAGACAGCGCAGCTTTGGCAAGCGTTACTTTTCCAGTAACAGCTTTGACAAAAGCTACAAGCTAAAAAGAAAAGGTGGGACATGCACAAGATTGAAATAACAAAGAAAGACGGCAAAAAGATTGCTTATGATCTTACGCCATCTGTCAAAGTGGCCTTTGAGGCTGAGTTTAAGACAGGATGGCGTAAGAGATTAGGTGAGCTACAAATGGAGTCTGATTTGTGGTGGCTTGCTTGGAAATTAGAAAAAGATCTTGGCAAGACTGAACTGGCTTTTGGTGATGATTACATCAATCAATTTATAGATGTTGATTTGTTGTATGAAGCAAAAAATGGCTAGACCGACATGGACAAATTTGGGAAGTCGCCGCCATTTCGGTCAGCACAGGTATTAGTCCTAAAGATCTTTTAGAGGTTGATCCCGCTGTGTATATGGCGATTAAAGCAATATTGCAAGAACAGGCTGCAAAAACAAAAGGGACAGTCAGGCGGAAATAGTGGCAGAGCTTAAGTCAGATAGATCCCTCAAAGCTGTTTATATTCAAAATTTAGATGCGATTATGAAAAAGATGGAAGAGGTTGATCCTGACACGCAAAAAATATTTAAAAAAGAATTGCGCAAACAAATAAAGCCTGTAGAAAAATTAGCTAAAAGTTTTATACCATCTGAGGTCTTTCCAGGCTGGAGAGATACAAAGCCTTATTACCCTACTAATTGGGGATGGGCTTACGATCAAAACCATAGAGGCCGTACTTATGGAAAAACAAATCAATCAAGATGGCAATGGTCACAAGCGGATGCCATTGCAGGCATACAAATTACAAGTGCAAAAGTTAAGCAACAAAGGGTCAAAGGTGCTACTTTTTCTGTGACGGCTTTAGCACTGGTAAATAAATCGGTGCCCGGAATAATTTTTGAATTAACAGGCGGTGGCACTGCCAGGAGCAGGGGTAAGACAAGGCGAGTAAGCCGCAACCCTAATGCTAGTGAAGGTTTTATCCGCAAAGTGTCACAAGCTCATGGCGCAATTGCCGGGGATGGTAAAGGCAAAAGAGTGATCTACAAAGCTACAGCGGAAAAAGGCGCACAAGCAATTGCCGGCATTGAAGCCACCATAGATAAATATTTGGGCAATAAGTTTAGAGGTAACTAATGGCACTGAGTCAAAATGTTGTAATTAACTTTTTAACAAAATTTGATAAAAAGGGTTTGCAAAAGGCGACAAAAGAGCTTAAAGGCTTTGACAAATTTATAGCCTCTAGCAAGTTTGCATCAAAAGCTGCCTTAGTTACCGCCGGTATTGGTGCAGCAATAGCCTTGGATAGACTGGCAAGATCATCTGTAAAGGCTGCATTAGAGCAAGAAAGACTTGACAAATCCATAGAGCAATCTCTTAGTGCAATTAACGAGCTTGGTTCATTAGGTAGTGTTAAAACATTTATTACAGATCTACAAACAGCCACAAATATTACTGAGGATCAATTAACACCTGCTTTGAATGGTTTAATTATTTCAACCGGTGATTTGACTAAAGCTCAAAGCTTGTTGAATACTGCAATTGACACAAGCAAAGGCTCCGGCCTTGAATTAGCAACAGTCTCAGATGCCTTGGCTAAAGCAAACAGAGGCAACTTTAAAGCTTTGGGTCAGTTAGGTCTTGGATTTGATGCAGTGACAGCCAAAGAGATGGGCTTAGCTGACATAACCGATTATTTGACTCTTAAGTTTGGCGGTGCTGCAGCCAGAGCCACTGACACTTTTGGCTCAAAAATAGATGACCTAAAGATAAGTGCAGGGGAAGCTCAAGAAAACTTAGGACAAGGTTTTATTACAGCTGCAGAAATTATTATTGGTAGTAGTAATGCCACAGATGTTTTTGGTTCAAAGCTAGAACTGTTAGGACTAAATGGTGGCTACATTGTAATTGCTTTAGCTGATAAAGTTAATAAGATAACAGATGCTTTTGGTGGGCTGAGTGAAAAAATTAATAGTGATCCAATCCTTAAATTCTTTTTTGGCTCTGCTAAATCCATCCCGGTATTGGGCGGTTGGATTGAAGGCTTTAGAGGTTTAGCTGAGGATGGCAAAAAGATTGCCGAAAGTTCAAAAGAAACTGTTACGCAAACAGAGGAACAAAAAGCCGCTGCCGCAAAACTAGCCGCCTTACAAGCTAAGTTTGACAAGTTTGCCGCTGCCGCCTTAGACAAAACAAAAAAACTCACAAAAGAAAAAACTGCTCAAGCCGCATTGGATAAGAAAAAGGCTGAATTAGAGTCTATGTTTGACTTAGACCGGATCAACCTACAGGCCGCCTTAAGCCGCAAGTTAAATGCCGAAGATGAGCTGCGTGTAAAAATCTTGCAAAAACTAAGAGACGGCACTAAAGATGCTGTTGATGAGGCTCAAAGATATGCGGATGTTTTGCAAGTCATAGCAGATGGCAAAATCACTACTGAAGAAATTGAGATGTTAGCTAAAAAATGGGGCATGACTACAACCGCTGTTTTGTTGTATCTACAAGGACTGTTTGCCGCTAATAGTGAGCTACAAAAAATGCTTGGTTTGCTAGATTCAATTGCAACAAAACAAAAAACAATTGCATCTTTATCAACTGGGCAACAAGTATTACTTGGTTTAGGTGTAGATCCTTCACAAATTGGTGCAGGTGGTAAGATCATTGGTGGGTCAGATTTTGCCGTTAGTCCAATCTTGCCGCAAAATAATCCTAACTTTGCTTCAACCGCAGCTGGTAGAGCTTTAGGTTTGGCTCTAGGTTTTACACCTATGGCAGAGGGCGGTATTGTTACAAGACCAACACAAGCTTTAATTGGTGAGGCCGGAGCTGAGGCTGTCATCCCACTAGATCGCATGGGTTCCATGGGCACAAGAGTTACTGTGAATGTTGCCGGCTCTGTAATCTCAGAGGGTCAATTACAATCTGTAATCCAAGATGTTTTGTATAACCTCAACCGCACTGGAGCTGTAACTCAATTAAGTAATCTAGGTAGATAATGCCGGCGGCAATATTTAAAGCTGAGATTGACTTTAGCAATGGAGCTAGTTTTGACCCTGCTCTTGTTCTTGATGATCCTGCCACGCCTTTAGATGTTGCAGTATTGGGTACCGCTGCGGCTGACATAGTAGATATAACAAGCTTTGTAACACAGTGCTACATAAGGCGTGCCTTTAATAGATCATCTGACTCATTTGTTGGTGGCAGTGCCAAGATTGTTTTTGTAGATCAGACTGGTCAATTTAATCCGGCTAACACATCATCACCTTTGTTTGGCAAAATTAAACCTATGCGCAAAATCCGCATGACTGCCGCTTTTAACAATGTCACTTACAGCTTAGGATCTTTTTATGTGCAAGAGTGGAATTACCAAAGCCCAACCGGTTTTGATCCTGCCTATGTAACTTTAAATTGTGTTGATGGTTTTCAATTGCTAAATCTGACCACAATAACCTCAGTCAGCGGCGGCACTGCAGGGCAAACTACAGCTCAAAGAGTGACTAGCTTATTAGATGCTGGAGAATGGCCAGGCGGTATGAGGGACATATCTACAACAGCTACTACTACTGTCCAGGCTGACAATGGCAACTCAAGATCTTTGTTAGCAGCTCTTCAAGAGGTAGAGCAGACTGAGGCCGGAGCTTTATATGTTGATCAAAGGGGCTTTGTTAAGTTTTTGTCAAGGACAGATATTATTACAGACTCAGGTAGCACCTTGACAAAATTCTCAGATGTGGCTTTGTCTGGAGATATTACTTATCAACAGGTGCAATTTGATATATCTGATTTTCAAATGATCAACAAAGTCACAGTCACGCCTGCTGGGTTAAGTGGTCAGACCGCAAGTGATACCACAAGCATTGATGATTATTTCCAACATTCTAGGGTTAGGTCTGGAATTATGCAGACTGAGGCAGATGCCTTACAACAGGCTCAAATGATCATTGCTTCAAGAAAAGAGCAGGGTGTTGATATACAACTTAACTCATTAACCATTGATGCCTATAGCCAAGAGGATCCGGCAAGAGTTACTGCAGCTTTAGAGCTTGATATTTTTAATCCTATTGAGGTCACTCAAACCTTACCTGCAGGCAATGTAGTTAGTGACAGCGTTATTGCCGGTGTCCAGTATCAGATCACCCCTAATTCTTTTTTAGTCACATTCTCATGTGCTCAACCCTTTGCCGTAGGTTTTTTGCTAGACTCAGCCGTTGATGGTTTATTAAATGAAGACATTTTGAGCTACTAGGAGATCCATGGCCACCTTTGTAACCGGGCAAGTTTTAACCGCTGCACAAATGAACAGTATTGCTAATCTTACTGTGAGAGGCGTAACTACAACATCTGACACATTTGTGGTTGCAGATGCAGATAATAAACTCATCACATACTCAAACACTGGCACCACAACAGTTACTATCCCACCCAACAGCTCTGTGGCTATTACAACCGGATCTGTCATAAACTTAATTAAAATCGGTTCCACTGGCACTATAAGTATCACTCAAGGTGCAGGGGTAACAATTGCTTCAACAGGTGCCACATCTACAAATCCCACAATAACAAAAACTTTTGGTGCAGTGTCTTGTATTAAAGTAGATACAGACAGCTGGTATGTAATAGGTAGAGTAACTGAATAACAATGAATATTTTAGGGATATTGACTCAACCATCTGTAGCAGCACCAGTTTCATTTGATGTAGATAGTTTAGTTATTGCAGGCGGTGGTGCGGGTTCTTCTACGGCTGGATTTGCTGGTGGCGGTGCAGGTGGTTTGCGTTGCACTGTTACTGCTACTGGTGGTGGTGGAAGTTTAGAATCTGCTTTAACTGTTTCGCCATCAACAAACTACACAGTAACGATTGGTGCTGGCGGTGCTGCTACTGGTGCGAATGACACTACATCAGGTGGATCTGGTGCGAATTCTACATTTTCTACTATTACATCTACTGGTGGCGGTGGCGGTGGTGGTAATGAAACTACTGGAGTTGCTGGCGGATCAGGCGGTGGCGGTGGTGCTGGAAATATAAATACAAATGGTGGTGCTGGAACAAGTAATCAAGGTTACGCTGGCGGTGCTTGCAAACCTGGAGGCGCTGGCACAAGAGCTGGTGGTGCTGGTGGCGGTGCAAACGCTGTCGGTGCAAACGCTGGTACAGGTACAGGTGGTAATGGTGGTAATGGAGTTGCAACTTCTATTACAGGATCATCAGTCACTTATGCTGGCGGTGGCGGTGGTGGATCTTTAGTAGGAACACCAGGTAATGGTGGAACTGGCGGTGGTGGTAATGCCAACTTAAACGCAACTGGAAGTGCTGGCACTACTAATACGGGTAGCGGTGGCGGTGGTGGTGATTATCAAAGTGGCGGTAATAAGGCTGGCGGTAATGGTGGTTCAGGTGTTGTTATTTTAAGATACCCAGACAGTCGCACAATTAGTTTTGGCGCAGGTGTTACTGGCACTGAATCTGCTGCAAGCGGTGGATATAAGAGAGCAACAATTACCGCAGCAACTGCTGGAAATGTGAGTTGGTCATAATGGCACATTACGCTTGGTTAGATGAGAATAATATAGTTGTAAATGTAACTGTTGGTGTTGATGAAACAGAACTAATTAATGGATTAGATACTGAAACTTTTTATAGTCAAGCAACAGGTCATAACATTAAACGCACATCTTACAACAATAAAATTAGAGGTA